ATGTTAAAGCTATTTGCAAAGTACACCTCTATTGGTGTGCTGAACACCCTTATACACTGGGTGGTTTTTGGTGTTTGTATCTATGCCGCGCATACCAATCAGGCTCTGGCAAACTTCGCAGGTTTTGTTGTGGCTGTGAGTTTTAGCTTCTTCGCGAATGCAAAATTCACATTCAAAGCATCAACTACAACGATGCGCTACATGTTATATGTCGGGTTCATGGGAACACTGAGTGCAACTGTTGGATGGGCTGCTGATAGATGTTCACTTCCTCCAATTGTCACTCTTGTCATCTTCTCCGCCATCAGCCTGGTGTGCGGTTTCGTCTATTCAAAGTTCATTGTCTTTAGGGATGCGAAATGAAGATATCTCTTGTAGTTCCTGTCTTCAATGAAGAAGAAGCGATACCAATTTTTTATAAAACGGTACGAGAATTCGAAGAGTTGAAGCCATATGAAGTGGAAATTGTTTTCATAAATGACGGTAGCAAAGACGCTACGGAGTCAATTATTAATGCTCTGGCTGTTTCAGATCCTCTAGTGGTTCCGCTGTCATTTACACGAAACTTTGGTAAAGAACCCGCATTGTTTGCAGGGTTAGACCATGCAACCGGGGATGCGATAATCCCAATTGATGTTGACCTGCAAGACCCGATTGAGGTTATTCCTCATCTTATTGAAAAGTGGCAGGCAGGTGCTGATATGGTACTGGCCAAGCGCTCTGACCGCTCCACCGATGGAAGGCTGAAGCGTAAGACTGCAGAGTGGTTCTATAAGCTGCACAACAAAATCAGCAACCCGCAGATCGAGGAAAACGTTGGCGACTTCCGTTTGATGTCTCGCGAGGTGGTGGAAAACATTAAGCTCATGCCAGAGAGAAACCTCTTCATGAAGGGGGTTCTGAGTTGGGTTGGTGGTCGCACGGATGTTGTTGAATATGCCCGCGCTGAACGCGTTGCAGGCAGTACAAAATTTAATGGTTGGAAGTTATGGAACCTTGCTCTTGAGGGTATCACCAGCTTCTCTACCTTACCGCTGCGCATGTGGACCTATATCGGGCTTGTTGTTGCAGGCCTCGCATTCATCTACGGAGCATGGATGATTGTAGACACGCTGGCGTTTGGTAACGCTGTTCGAGGATATCCTTCTTTAATTGTATCCATCCTCTTCCTTGGAGGCGTGCAACTTATCGGTATTGGTGTGCTCGGTGAGTATATCGGAAGGATTTACATCGAAAGCAAAGGTCGGCCTCGCTACCTGTTAAAGGGTAACAAAAATGAAAAATAACTATTACCGTATCGCAGCTGGACTGATTGGTTTTCTTATATTCATAGCTTGCGGCGGCATGAATATTTTGAATGTAACAAACATTCAGTGGTTTGGCAGTGGAGATGCTGCGCAACATTGGCTTGGATGGAATTTTTTTAGAAACACTCCGATACTGCAGTGGCCGCTTGGTTTAAATGAACCATATGGAATGGAGGTTAGTAGCTCAATAGTATTTACTGACTCCATACCCTTACTGGCAATTATTTTCAAATTTGTATCTTTCGCTCTTCCAGATACATTCCAATACACAGGTATATGGATATTACTGTGCTGTATTCTGCAAGGCGTATTTTCATATGACCTAATAAATAGAAATACGCATGATAAGCCTTACTCTTTAGTGGCCTCCGCGCTGTTCTGCTTGGCTCCCATTATGCTTTTCAGAATGATGGGCCACTTTGCTTTGTCGGCACACTTTCTTATTATTGCCTCTTTCATTCTTTATAGTATGAAGAATTCCAATAAAAGGTGGGTGCTACTGATAGCGATAAGTTCTGCCATTCACTTCTACATCACAGGAATGATACTTTCTGTTTTTGTTGCTTATCTTGCTACGTCGATAATAAAAAAAGAAAAAACAATAGCCAGCGCGGCCTCATTATTTATTGTTGCCATGCTTGCACTGGCTGGAACAATGTATGCGCTTGGATATTTTGTGATTGCCGATGGAGCTGATGGTAGTGGTTTCGGATTGTATCACATGGATCTTAATGCTTTCATAAACCCCATGTATTCATGGGTGTCAAACTTTACAAATCCTTTGCCACACCAAAAACTGGACTATGAGGGTTTTGCGTATCTCGGCACAGGTGTTGTCATTGTATTATTAGTTGGTGTGGCCTGCTTTTCAATATACAGAGGCTTTGGAAAGGGGTGCATACCAGGATTTGTTATGTGTCTCTTGATTTTGCTATTCGCTATTTCAAACAACATCTCTTTTAATGGGAATAATGTTCTCAGCATTAATTTACCGAGCGTTGTATCTAAAGCAGTAAATATCTTTAGATCTTCAGGTAGATTTATTTGGGTCTTTATTTATGCTTCTTTGGCTTTTTTTATTATTTACATTAGACACTATCTTAATCGTGCGCTTTGCTTGTCCATAGTTGCAATTTCTTGTGCCGTGCAACTTTATGATATTCATGGAATGATTACAAAAGTACATGAAAGATATTCAGAAATAACAGACATATCAAAGGGCTTGGATAACACCAATATTAATGCGTTGATGTCTAACAAAGATAAAATACAGGTTGTGATGCCTATTGATTTTTATTTTGATTGGTCAAACATAGGTTATATAGCTTCAAAAAATAAAGCATCAATGAATTTTGGTTATATGGCAAGATTCAGCTTGAATGCAAAGATACAACAACAAAAATCCATCTTCTTTAATTTATACAATGGTGCTTATGATACTTCAACTTTGTATTTATTCAAAGATAAATGGACTTTAGATCATGCTATCAAGAACATCTCGAATAAATACATGATTGAAAAGGTTGGTGATTATTACGCATTATCTGTTACAGGTGATAAAACAGAAAACAACCATAAAATCGCAAAAGAAGTATTCTATCAAGAATTATACTCCCATTATAAATAAAAAAAGGCGGCAAAGGCCGCCTAAATATTCAAATGGCAATATTTGTACCATTCCAGTTTAATGCTTTCCCTGAAAGGTTGACATTACCAGCTTGAGGTCGCTTTGTACTAACAAGTGTGGCATCAAGTGTAGTTTTGAAAGAATTTCCAGTGTAGACGATAGGCCAAGACAAGCCGACTACTATTGGTTGATTAGAGTCAAAGCCGATACGACAAAATCTAATCTGCCCTATATCGTTATACACAGTTGCCGCCGTTGGTGTAAGTGTCATTCGTCCATTAGTATTAAGCCCGTTAATATCAAACCTATCAACTCGGCCGAGATATGTAGGCGTAAGCTTTATGAATGGTCTGTTTGAATTCTTGTCTCCATGGCTACTAAATACTATCGCATCCATATAACCATCGAAGGAAAAGACACCCGCTGTTACCGAATCGTCAATGTTATTGTTAGTAGACCTTACTTCATATGTTTTACATCCGTTTGTATCAACACCGGCCATGTAATCAGCGAATGTAGCCAGGCCATATGATGTCAACGTGTTGTTAGACAGCTCGATGTATACGTTGGCGTTGAGAAGGTCGCGGTTGTGGATAGCCACTACTGAACCCTTGTTATTGGAAGCGTATACTCGGAATGCCTTGCTCGTTGCCCCAGAGTCATCGTACAAGCGCATCATGCGCTTTGGCCCGACGAAGGTGTTATTATCTAAAATCAATCCACCTGAGTTTGATCCCTGTCCCTTGACGTTCCACTGGATGAAAGAGCGACGTGCGTTCACGCCACCAGAGTTGCATTTGGTGATCTTTAAAGATGTTGGGTAGATATCTCCTACAACGATATCGGCATAGTCATAACCGTCGTCAGCGCCGTTGAACTCCATACTAACTTCCCCGGAGCCAGAGCGCACAGCAACAAGCATGCCAGAACCGGAAATAGTACCAGTTAACTTTGCATAAATTACATTTGAGTGCCAGCCTACGTTATAAATATATAACGGAGTGCCCAACGTCTTAGTGATATTACAGTGGAAATGAATATCATTACTTACCACATTCCTTGCGGGAATCTCACCCACATGACGGCAATTACCACCTGACAGATTGACATATATACTATCGCCTACACAGTTAAATCCGTAACCAGGAACTGAGAAATTTCCAGATTTGATGTTCCACACATCAACATCAAGTTTGCAGTGATAGCCTTGTAAGGCCAAGCCATAGTTTTCATCACCATTCCCAATAATGCGAAATTTCCCTGTAAGATTGCGAGCGCCATGAATATCAAGAAGGATGCCGTTAGCAGAGCCTGTTGCCGGTTTGATATTGATAATCTCTACATCGAATTGCATGCCTTCTAACGAGTTCGATACAATAATCTCTGAGGTTGTAAATCCGGTAGTCATACTTGGCTGGAATGTGATCGTGTTGCCATCCACTTTTTCGACGTAAATAAACTGTCCGAAAGTGTAATCTCCATCGACGTCGGCGTATCTGACTTGTGTAGAATGGAGTTCCAGCATATCCCCCACGACCACACCGTGACCCTCTGGTAATGTTGCTGTATTTTGACTACGTAAGAATTGTGTTGGGGTGGTAATAGTATTTTTAACTGCAAGAATATATCTGATTGCCGCGCCTGTTCCAGACCATAGTATACGGCCGGCGTTTACTCTTTTAATGTTAACCGCTTTGCTAATGACAACAGGCTGAGTTAGTGTCACATCCCCCGAAACGATAACCGTATCACCATTGTTGGCACTTTCCAGAGCGGCCTTCAGGTCATCTCCAGGAGTAACTACCACTCCGTAAGAATTTAGATATACGCCAACGTTTGTATTATTATATCCAATATAATAAGCACCATTGCTACCTTCAACAAGCTGGCGAAACTGATCCGGGTCATACTTCAGCACATTAGGAAAATAGAACTGCTGAGAACCATACGCATCGTACACAGCCATAGAATGGCCTTGCACAGTTACGAACTTGGCAATCTGTCCGTTATATACAGGGTAACCAGCGGCGTTAATGATGATTGGTTGCGAAACAGGAACGCGAGAGCCGTCTTCGTTCTCTACATAAACCTGAATCCGGTTTTCAGGATTTACCGGATCAGTGTCAATTTTCCCGATATAAATTTTGCCATTGGCTACGGCTTTAAAAGAACGCGCCATAGTGAAGAGTTGCGAAGGCATGCTTACCACAACATTTGCGGTGATATCTGACATTTCATTGCTCCAGACGAATGATATGATGCAACCATGATGTGATTGCATACCGAAATGGTACTATTGAGTATTTATCCAGTAGGTTACGATGCCATTCCACCCAACTGGTGAGGCATCAAGGATGTACAGCAAATACGACGAGGCGCAGTTTCACTTGAGACTTCCGCATGAACTCCACGCGAAAATTAAACAGCGCGCGAAGATGAATAACAGGTCGCTGAACTCAGAGATAATTGCAGCGATTGAAGAATCATTGGCTAAACAAAGCTCTGCATCAGTTTACATTGACGATGCAGAGCGTATGGCAGAACAACAATCTGAGATGGTTAAGAAAATTGTCTTTGATACGCTTAAGACCATGTATAGCAATAATAAAAAGGAAACATAGAAATCTAGTTTCCGGCTAAAATGGCATTGCCTTCATGATATCCTGTGAAAAACTAAGGAGAGTTAACCATATGAAAAAATCACTGTTAATTATCCCGCTTCTGCTGGTTGGATGCGCAAAAGTAAGTGACTATCAAGCAAGTTGCGAACAACGCTATCAAAAGCTTAGCGATATGGCTAATTGCCTTGATGCCAGTGTGAAGAACGACTCACGAATGGCATCAGCACCAACACCTAAGCTGTATGTCCTTGCTGCAAAGATGCTCGGGCAAGGTGTCGATGAAGGCAAGATAAGTGACGCACAGGCAAGACTTGAGCTTCAGAATCTTTATGTTCAATTACAAAGCCAAGAACAAGCCCAACAAATAGCACAAAGCCAAGCATTCCAGCAGGCTTTATTGAATTATCAGGCTGTAAACACAATGCAAGCGATCGAGCAAAAAGCGCGCCAGCCTGTTATAACTCAACCTTACCCAACACGCGTTGACACATATACAAACTGCAATTCAGGATTTGGAAACACGGTAACATGCAACAGTAGCAGTAATATCAGGTAGTTATATCTTATCTTTTATTGCTGTTCTGCTGTAATTTGACTTGAAAGTATAGGGCGTATCGCATTTGCAGCATTATTTAGCGCTCTTTCATAAGCTGGCGTTCCAGTTTTAGTGTTTGCCAGACGTAAGAGAGCATTCCTTGCTGCTTTGGACTCATACAAGCGCATCATTGCACCAAAACCAGCCTCAAGCCCCATTGATACGCCAAGGGTCGCAGTTGCGCCAATCGTCCTTATCCTGTTGGCTTGCGATTGCCCCGTCTGAGTTACTACATTTGCGGTGTCTGACCTTGCTGTTTTCTGTAGAACTTCATGAAGAGAATCAAGCTCTTTCATGTGCTTTCCAGAAAAAATAGTGTTGTAAATTTCACCACCTGACTGAGATTTCAGCTTATTAACTTCAGTGATGAACTTGGCTGGAGAGTCACCGGCCTTTTCCGCTATTTTGCTGACGTAAGCTGCACGCATAGCATCTTTCCCTTTATCATCCAATGCGCTCCAGATTCGTTTCACGTCAGATGGTTTTCTGCTTAATACAACAGTATTTATAAGTTCAGGACTGGCTTCACTGCTTGCCTTGTTGAGCTTGTTAGCAATGTTTTTATTAAGCACCTTATTATAAACGTTTGCATAATCGGAATTTGCTTTAAGGTATTTTGCTGCGTCTGACGCACCGAGGTTTTTTGCAACTGCGTTACGAAGGTCTTTTGACATTGCATTCTCTACCATATTGGTAGCTGCTTTTGCCTGGTTGGGGAAGACCATAGCATCTCCCTGAACATTAGATCTAAATGCTGTTCTGTGCTGACGCAAGAGATCAAACGTAACATCCAAATCAGTTGCAGGGTTTGCTAATTCTTCACGCAGGTTACGCAAGGATGTAAGCAGGCTTTGATTGGCTGAAGTCCCAAGCCGTTCCTGTCTTGCGATCGCTGTATTCAGAGCATTCATGGTATTTGTAGTATCAACTGCGGCATTACCCATTTTATTGGTGACGTCATTGATAACAGCGCCAGCAGCATCCTTCCGCCCCCTTAACGTGGTGGTCAGAGATTTCACCACATCATCAGGGTTGTACTCACCAAAACGGTCAAAATAATTGCTTACCAGCTTACTACGCGTTGCATATTGCTCTGCTCGCTTTGAGCCCGTCCCGAGCAAAGCCCCCTCGGCATCCTGAGTAAGGCCGCGAGTGAAAGCATTTTTCGGCGGGATAACATCAGATGTCATTGGTGTCACGCCCATCGATTCTGATGTGGCAATTTTCTTCGCCACTTCTGGCGCAATATCACCTTTTATAGCCGTTATTCCACGCCCTATTCCCTTTGCTGCTGCGGAAAGAACACCCTGAGCGGCAAGGTTAACTCCGGCATTTTTAGCTGCATTTTGTGCGAAATCGCCTTTCTGATTTGCAGCCTCTGCCAGCGATCCAATAGCCATGCTTCCTGCCGTTCCAACTCCTGGAACTAAATACCCACCAATTGTTTCACCGGCTTGTGCGTATGGGTCTGTCGGTCTGTCTACTGGACGATAAACATCATCCAAAACCTTGGGTCCACCAAGCCCCTGACTGATTGCATTAATCAGACTTGCGCCGCCCTGCAATACGTCAAATGGTATGTTTACCAGACCACGACCAGCCTGTTCTGCAATTTTCCCTGCACTTTGACCACCAGTGAGCCAATCGCCGGCTTGTTGCATCAATGATGGTTCTTCCCGTGTTGGTGCATTATTGGCCTGATTAACTGTTTGTTGCTGAACAGCCTGACCAGCAAAATACTCATCAATGGCGGTGCCAATATCTTCGGTGCTCATACCATCAGGAAAGGTAAATGTCTTACCGTTTGCAGTTACTTTCATCATTCCACCGTAAATTGAATGCCTGATTTTGAGGTATATGATCCAACCTGATTCCGTGGTTCTCCTGAAGGTGTCGAATCTTGTGCTGGCGCTGCGTCAGTATTCATTGACATATACCGTTTAACAGCACTTCCCAATGATTCACCTTTTTTAACATCCAACCCCAATATCTGACCGCCATTACGCGATTGTCCAGGGTTGCCATTCGCGCTCATCCACTCGGCTTTAAACTCATTAAACTGCGCGTTTCGTCGCTCAAGGTTTGCCATAGCATCAAGCCATCTTGCGACCGTCTCAGGGTTATCCATGTCAGTTGGTGCACCCTGACGAACGATCTCAACGTCTTTATCCGTTGCGGGGCCGGGAGGTAGGAATTTAAGAACCTGACTGTTAACAAGGGCATTTTGGCGAATGCGCAAATCACGCAATGTCGTATCGCTTCCGGTAAGTTTTGCGAACATGTTCTGTGCGTTACCGAACAAACCTGTCGTTGGTTTTTCTGCTCTGAACTGTTGAGCAAGCGCACTCATAGAATTGGCTGAGTTTGATGATGCTGTGGCATTGTTTACAGCCGTCTCAATGCCTTTTTCCATGTTTACTGACAGCTTAGGTGCTTCGCCAATCAACTGCTGAGCCTTTTCCTGTGCTTGCTGCATCTTAAACCCGAACTCTTGCTGATCCAGAGCCAAGCGTTGTGCTGCGATATTGTGCCCAGTCATTGCTGACTGATAGGAAAGGTTTTGCCCTCTCGCCTGAAGTGCTTCTCCAGCCTGATTGCTGCGGATTGTCTCTGCAAGTTTTCCGCGGTCAATCTCACGACCAACGATTCTGTCTTGTGCCTGAAAATATTGTTCTGGACCAAGTGCAGCCATTCCAAGGTGATCAACAAACTCTGTGAAACCTTGTGGATTTTGCTGATACATTTTCGCCACATCCAGAGGGTCTACTCCGGCACGAGTAAGCTCAGATGAGTTGTTCTGCAACCATGACATCATGGCTTCTGGAGATGAAGCTGCGAGTCTGGCACTTGCTGCCAGTGTACCGACAGTGGAACGCTGGTCTTCATCGACAAATTTCATGCCGTTTCTTACAGCGTCAAACTGCTCAGGATACTGTGATGCCAGTTTTCGCATGGCATCGCGGTCACCAGATGTATATGCATCAGCATAAGCCTGCTGAAACTCTTGCTGCCGCTTCTGCTGATCCATCTGCTTATACATATCCATGACAGATGAAATACCCTGCAAAGCCTGCAAGCCAACGTTATTACGTCCTGAACGCTCCATCTCATTATTCTGTCGAATGTATGCAAGCGTGGCGTCTGCATCACTTGCTCTTGGAGCGTTGGAGTTCATGCCGCCTAACCCGGCAAGAAGCGCGCCTGAATTACCAGCCTGTTGCCATGTAGCCAAGAGACACCTCCATTAAAAAAGTGAACCAAGAAGACCGACGCCAGCACCAATTGCTGTCCCCCAACCAGGCATGATTGCAGTACCTGCAGCTGCACCTGCCGCCGCTCCACCCAAGGCACTCTGAAATCCTGATGGTTTATTCGCATTAGCCGCAGATGCTGCCGCCTGCTGTTGATACAATTGGCTGACGTTGTTAGCGTAGTTCTGCCCAGCGTTTGCCTGACCTGTAAGAGCACCAAGGCCAATGTTTGCCAGATTGTTGTAGTTGTTCATCTGACCTGACAGCCAGTTTTGACCGAGTGTAGGTGCGATTGCTGCTAACTGGTTTCCTGTTGCTGTAGAGCCTAATCCACCCGTTGCCTCTGCTGCTGCCAGACTCTGATAGCGTGCCTGCCCTGCAAGGTCTTTATACTGCTGAGAGTTGTAATACTGGTTAAGCGCCTGACCTTGCCCCTGAAGAGAGGAAAGATTCTGCAACTGTGATACGTACTGCTTAGCGAGTGGCGTGAACGGTGCAAGGTTCTGCATGTTCGTTTGCCACATTTCACGCTGCAGTTCGATGCCCTTTTCAGTTGCGCGTGCCTGGGCTTTAGATCCGGAGTCGCTGCCGCCTTTCATATACCCATTCATGGGAAGCAATTTATTCTTGAAGCTTTCGCTAAGTACTAACATTTAATAGCTCCTCATATTTTGAACGAGGTAATTGATAGAGGGTGATTCCAACCGGTTTTCCGTTACTCATGTACGCATCATCAAGGTGACCAACACGGGTAGCGCCAAGCAAACGGATAATTGCCCGTCCGTATTTCGTGGTGTCAGGAACCATGGTAATGCTGTTAAGGAATGGTGAGTTTTCGAGAAGCCACTTGCAGAATAATCGATGCCCTTGCAGTGCATATTCACCACGGAATCCGGGGTCGTACACCGCATGGCATTCAACAACGCTATGCCAGAAGTTACGCACTTCATGAACGCCAGCCAGCACTAATCCTTCGTAGATGCCGAGGTATACCGCATCAGGCTTGATGTAGTATTTATCTCCACTATCTACGATATTTCCCGTGTTTGCCGGGTTGTTGAGGAATTCTGCAAGCTTCACCGGATTATCGATGAGCTTTATTTCCATCACTGCTCCGCAATGATTTTGATAGTTGTGGCAGTAAACGCCGCACCATTCGACTGAATGGTTAACGTACTGCCATTTGTGGCAAGAAAGCCGTCTTTATCAACGCTAAAGAACGTAGCTAACAAGATGTTATCGGTTGTTGTAGCCGAGTTGCGACTGCTTACCAGTGTGTCAGGAACAGAGCCGGAAAAGGTTAGCTGCATTGACCTGTTGGCGGTTCCGCTGGGCCACGTCCCGACGATCGACAGCTTGAAGAACAAGGTTTTGTTCTCGTTGAACACAACCATCTTGTTGTTAACGGTGTCGAAGAATGGTGCCAACGTGCCGGATGACGGCGTGAGCGTTTTCAGCAGGCTAACAAGGTTGGTCGGCGCTGTCGGGATGGTTACAGATACGCCAGAGTAAACAACCTCTGACTTCTTGCGAGTAGTGGCATACTCCAGAGCATCGATGCGCGTTTCATGGTCTGAAACCTGCGATTCCAGCGACTGAACTCTGGTATCAAGCGACGCAATATCGCTTTCATTCTGAGCTATTCGTGTTTCATGTTCCTGAAGAGTTGATTCTGCCTGGCTGATTCGCTCCTCATGATTAACAAGCGTTGCTTCCGCAGCAGAAATTCGCTGCTCATGGTCAGCGAGAATCACATCCTGCTCATCGTTCCTGACCTGTGCATCATAAGCGCCCTGTCCGGCCTCGTTGGCCTTGTTAGCCACGTTACCAACATCAGTGCCCTGTGCGATAACGTAAAGCAGATACGACTGCGAGAAGATATTGCGTGGAAGAACTGATGTATCGAGCCGCGTAGCCTGGATGATTACTGGCTCATTGAGATTCGAATCAGCCATTACTCAATCCTTATCTGGCAGCCAGACAGAGTGACAGGTGACTTCGTGATAACTCGCAATTTGAAGCCGACATTTTTCCTGATGCGCCCAACTCGCTTCCACAAAACGCGTTTGTCGTAAACGAACGGTTCATTCTGCTCAATCATCTGCTCACGACCGTAATTTATGCCGTCAGTGGTTGCAGAGAGGAACAGGCGGTCAGCGTACTGCGCAACGCCAGTTGACGATTCAACCTCAAGGTCGAAAACTCTGGCGTTATCCGCTTTGAACAACGGAGTAAACAGCAGGTGTTCCTGTTGCTTGTCGTACTGGCTGCTGATATCGAATTGCAATTTCCCGGTCACGGACTCCAGCTTATCGCCGCACGTTATCTGATTGCCTTCGTAAATGAAGTCAATGGCGCGGTACACATCGTCATACAGGCCTGTTTTCAGTACACACCATTGCGGACCATTGGCGCTTGAAGATGCGTCGTACACGAGAACATGGCGCGGAAGGTGGATAATCAGCAACTCATGAGCATCAAATCGCAGCGATTCCATCACGCCATCAGCCAGTTCATCAGCAGTGTAGGAGCGGAGAATTTTCTCAATGCTCGCGCTGGCGATTGGTGATACCTGACCGGAGCCGATGATGTATACAGACGGCGCACCCGTTGCCGGATTGCTGATGAAAGCATAAGAATCAGCGAATGGTGTTTTGCAGTAAGTCCCGGCAATACCTTTCTGCACCATCAGCGATGGCTGTGCGACATACAAAGCGGCACCAACGGTGGTTGCACCAGTCAGGGAGAAATATTCAATCGTTGATGAACCAAAGCATACGATGAAGTCTCGCCATGTTCCGATGCCGATGATGCCGTCAGGCTGCGATTCTGCGCGATATTGTGCGCTGTAGCGGTCAGGGTGCGATTCGTCTTCAAGGTCAGTGATAAACCATGAATCAGTACCGTCTTTTGACCACGCATAACGCCCACGCAAGCGCGTAATGTCGCGAACTGAACCTAACTCATACTGAGTGAATCCGCTGTCTGTAGGCCAGTTTGAGACGGTTTTAACCGTGCCATCATAGCGATACTCGACCAGTTTCCCATTAACCCCTACCGCCTGTGATGTCCGACCATGCGCCATTGATACGCGACCACTTCCGGCAACGTCACCGACTTCACTTTCTCCTTTGTACAGCTTGCCACCACACACGCGATAAACAGCACTCTGCGCCATGTTGTACTCGACGCCTCGAGATACACCATTCACATCAGAACGTTTGGCAATGCCCGGGAATGAGCGAAGATATCCGCTGCTGTTAAGGATTTCTTTGGGTGTAGCCAACATATTCACTGGCAGATAGTCGATATAGTCGGCGTTTCGGAAGTCTTTGCCGACACCTTTCATAAGCGGAAGTTGCTGAATAGGCATTTATTCACCTATGCGTTTGGGATATCGCCATCAATCAGAGGGAGATCGCCTGGATAATATCGGTCAGATGTGAACACGTCATATTTATTACCCTGTCCTACAGGAAAATCTCCACGTCGTCGCATTGAAGGAACAACCAGAGTGTCGGTCATCAAGGCATCATATGAGCGTTGGGCGTTACTGAGAACTTGCGGAGTTGGTTCAAGACTGTAATCAGATAGCATTCTCAGCAATAACTGATAGCCTACTGCGTGTTTGTATTTTCTTGGAAGACCTGACTCATCATCTGGTAATGGCTGCTCATCTCCAGTTGCGAAAGCGTAACCGATGTCGCCGGGGTTAATCATCCACTCGGACATCATATCTTCCAGATCATTTACACCATCTTCAATTGATTGCGGCTCAACATCAGTCAGCGATGCATTAGAAGCAATAGCAAACTTACGAAGCGCAAAAAGGACGATCTCACCCTTTGTCAGTACTGTTGCCATTGTCTGCCGCCTTACGATCTCGCTTACTGGTCGGTTTCAATTCATCAACTGAGGCAACAAAGCCCAACTTTTCGAAAAACTGGAAGTCTTTTTCTGCGATAACGGCCTGTACATGCCCGGATTCGTTATCTGCGGCAAGGAATACACTCATGCGATCCATATTGTTTCCTTAAAACATAAAAGGGGCGTAAGCCCCTTGTTATTACGGATTACCGAAGAACTGACCGCCCATGTGAGGGTTAAAGCACACATATGCAGGCAGTAAGTCAAAGCGCATTTTTTGCACGTTGGCATCGCCATCTGCGTATTTATGGACGCGGATGGAGAAACCTTCATATGTTGCAACAGCAGAATCAATACTGTGCAGTTTCGGCAGTGGGATAGAGCCAAGTCCACAGAAGAACTTGTTATAGAACAGGTTTGGCTTCATTGTCTGGCTAGCAGTGCCTACTACAGATACGGCATCACCTGCCGCTACCTGACGACTTACAGAGTTGTACTGCGGGTTTGTAGTGTCATAAATCGGAACACCAGAAAGCGTAACCGTCACATCGCCACTGCTGTCTGAATTAGCATCAGCAGTAACCGTTGCAGTGAAGCTAATTGGTGTGGCTCCGTTATACAACGCCTGTTTGGTCTGCTGTTGCAGCCAATAGGTATTGGTGAATTTAACCTGATCACCAGCTTTCAGGAAACCTGTAACGCTGGTTGTCGCTCCGGTCAATGTTACAGTGAACTGGTATGAGTCTTTAACTGCGTTATAGGTAACAGTTGGCTGTGTTTTGACTGTCAGTGTTCCGCCAAATGCCCCCTGCGTACGAGAGGCAAGCCCATTAGACATCAGTGCGCGAATGCCGCCAAAATTGGTTGGGATCTGTGCATTCTCCCATGCAGTACGAACCAATTGATCTGAAGCGTGCAAACCAGTCTGCGCATCAGCAAGTCGCTGTGCAGACCATGGATCCATTACAGCATAGTTTTCACCTTCATTAACGCCGAGGTCTTTCAGGAAAGATGCCGTCTGCGCAACATCAGACCATTTGGTGATTGGAGTATTGGGGCTACCAAGTGACAACGCACCGTTATTCATCATGAAGTGAGCAAGCTCTGTTTCAAGGTCGGTAACGATTCGCTGGCGAACCGGCGCGAGAATTTCTTCCAGTTGGTTAAGCTTGATCGCTTCCTCCAGTTGCTGATATTCAACAGCAACAGTGATGTAGTTACCTACACGCCCCGTAGCTTTACCTGAGATCAGGTTGTTTTTATTTTGCCCTGAAATATCACCAGTGGGAGTACGGAGGGATGAGAATTGATGCGGACGTTTAAAGCTAACGCTATCGCCAGTGCTGGAGTTGATTTCACCTGCCAGCAACTGACGGTCTACGGTTTTCGCCAGAACTAAATCTGACATAAAACCCGGAAGGAATTTTTTCAGAACGATTTGACTGACGTTACTGTCGAGATTGTTAGGCATTTATCTTTTCCTTATTCGATTTTTGCGCCGGGGCATAATTTGTTGAATTCGTCTTGTTTCGCATCAGCACCGCCACCACGTACTTCCGGCTCTGGCTTGATGGCTTTCTTTGGTTTTGGAGCAAGGCTTACCTGTTTGCTAATCTGCCCCAAGAGGAATGCTGCGCGAATTGGATCTGTCTCAGCGGCTACACGCTGGCGTAATTGCTGGCTCTTACCTAAGCCATAGGCGAGTAGCTCAGAGCCTTCGTCTGCACAGTGAATGATGATTTCCTGCTGAATTGGTGGTAGCTCACTAAGAACAATGGCCTCCATTTCCTGATAATCTTTCACAGGAAGTTTGGCTGCCCGTTGTTTATGCGCTTCTACCCTTTGCTGGAAACGCTGTTGGTATTCCTGTTGCTGACGTAGTTTTTGTTGCTGCTGCTGTTCGACACGGCCTTTTTTCTCATGCCAATCAGTCAATGCCTGTTCAAACGCCTGTTCGTCATAATCACACGACTCAAGAGTCGGTTTTGGTGGAATAGCGTCTGGTTGTGGTTGCTGATGTTCCGCAGGCTTGGCTAATGCTTCCTCAAGCTGGCGGCGCAACTCACGGTTTTCTTTCTGTGTTTCTTTGAAGCCTTTGCGAAGATCTTTCACCCATTGCGGTGCAGGTTGCCCGTCAATGTGATCATCATCGTCAGCGTTAAGCTGAATTTCTTCATCACCAATACGCAAGGCGTAATCTTCTGGTGTCTCTTCGGTTTTTTCAGGCTCAGTTGCCACCTCTTTACCGTTGTCATCCTGGCTTTCATTCTCAGGCTGTGACTCTGTTTGGATGATGGTTTCTTCTGCATTTTCCTGTGTTTCAGACAGGCCAATAACCTGACCGTCGATGATCAGTTCGTTTTCCATTGATTACTCCTGGTTAACTCGGCATTAAGTCTGCCGGAGACTGTGGTGGTGACTGGAATTGCTGTTGTTGTGACTCGGCGACATCTTTCAGAAGGCGTATTGCCTCCATCACTGCTTTGTCATCGATGTTTCTGGCTTGAGCCAGTTTATAGACAGTGTTTGCCTGACTCTCCATCGCATCCTGCTGGGCAGTAAATGCTTTGATTTGAGTTTGAGCAGTTTCGTTAGTTGCTTTTTGCGCTTCTGCCTGCGCTGCTACCATTTGCGCCTGAGCGAGAACCATTTCAGGATTTGGCTGGCTTTGTGCTGCCATTTGCGCCTGTTGAACAATCTGCTGCTCTTTCTCATTGCGTGGTTTTGCAATGCCAGATATCAGCAGTTGGTTTCGGTTGTACTCTTTGAAGTCATCAAGTCCTTCGCCATCGATATTGTCCAGAATAATACCCTGAATTGCCGGACGCATTGGGTCTGTTGGAAGCATAGAGCTAAGGACATTTGTCAGTACAGAAACCGTTGCATCACGTCGTGCTGTGTAGCTTGGTCCAACATCAACCGTCACATCGTATCGACCGACAGAAAGGTCATTTAACGCAACAACAGCCCCTGTTTGCCTGTCAACAACCTGTGCGCTCAGGACAGCGATATCATCACTTCCATCTTCGTTAACGATGCGCACTTCACGCTCTGAACCGTACACTTCACGAGCCATTGACAGCCATACTTCACCCGCGCGTTTAAGACTTTTCGCCATATTGTCCAGATAGATAAACGAAGCCATATCTGCTCTGTTCATCAAGTTGTTAACCGTTTCCTGAGCAATATTACTTGGCATCTGCTGCATGGCCTGACTGCCGCCTGTAACCTCCTGAATATCAGCACTGGTTTGCTGTAGTAATGCAGCCAATGCCTGATTCATAACCGCGGGCTGTGTATATCCTGCCGGGGTAGCTCCAGCGATGATGTTGCCAGATTTATCTCTCACTTCGCGCAACGGCAAGAACGCTGGTCTTTTCTTGTTGCGAGCCTCCCAGTGCTTCTCAAGTCCACGAATTTGCTCCATGCCAACTATAGGGATCTGACCGGGGTCTTGCGCTGCAGTATCAGCCAGCATTGATACCTGAAGGTTATACAAACGCTGTGGATCCATTGCTTTTGCAATATGTCCTTCGACACGCTCAATGTCATCAATGAACCAGCGTTTTCCATAAACCGGGATGAGGGGGATATGCTCACCAGGAATACGTCGAGGTTTCTCAAGGAAACCATCACCATCCACTACGGATACATACACACGACGGCGCTTCACTGAGCGCCTTGCCACTTCATGAAATCCAGCTATTGCCAGTTCATCTTCAATACCTTCAACCTGATCACTGTCGTATGTTGCAATCTCTCCAGTGATTGGATGTCGATAACTGATGACGTCAACAGACTCTTTACGAACTTCGTAATACTTCGCTATGTAAATAACATCTGCATCAAACCAGTCATATTCCCAACTGGTCATAGACGTTACATCCAGAGAAGCAGGAGGTTTCTTTCCGTATTCAGCCTCATATTTTTCAGGTGACAACGAATACATGCAGAACGCCCACAACGCGTCAGATTTGTCGTACTTCTTAGCGTCAGGGTCAAACCACACAGAGCGCGACGGGTCGTATATTGGTTCAATAGCAATACGCTGACGATCGTCCATGGGGTCGTATTCATTGACCAGCATCGACGTCAAACGGAAGCAACCGAAACCACCAGTAGCAGCGTCGTCAAATGCATTATCGCAAGCCTCACCGCCATCAGTTTCTTCGTAGTCAGCACGGAACAGACCATTTAATTTATTGGCTAACTCTTCGCTTGCCTCTCTGTCACCAGGACGAAACTTAACGGTGATTCTGTTATTGCGGTATTCTGCAATGATGCGGTTAAGTTCAGTTGCAACCTTATTGATTTCAAACTTAGGATACTTCTCGAACTGCTCATCAAGCTTAGTTCCAGCCGCCGTTGCTCCCTCCCATTGACCTCCGGGGACACGAGCAAACCTCGTAGCTTCAATGCACTTTTCGCGCACTTCCTGCTGTGGAGAATAGGCGCGGTCAAACCTGAGCATGATCCGCTCATGTTTTTTCTCTAATGTCTCTGCCATGTTTACCAACCGGAGGATGAGGGAACGTATATTTCAGTTTCTTCGCGGACCAATGCCGGGCAATGCATACACATCATCAGCGCATCAGCCAGGTTAGGAGATGGAATACCGAGCTTCTGCTTCATTTCGACCTTAGTCATAAGCTCCAGCTTCCCGTTGTTATTGAATTTGCGCTGAATCTGCGTCAGTTCTGCAAACAGCTTCTCCAGCATCTTCTCGCCTATCGCTTCTTTGTCGAAACTCAGCATGTCGTCGGGGTCTGCATACTCACCGTGGACAACCGCCCGATATGTCAGATACAGCCTGTCAGCCAGCGCGTAATAGAATTGCGCTCGCTTATTGCGGAATACATCGCCAATAGTGCGAACGTTGTCGCCCTGCACGACTTCATCAGCCCATGCTCCGGCCTGATATGGTGCATCTTCATCAAATGGCGATTCGCTGCCCTTGAACATCGTAGCGGTGATTTTCTTACCGGAGAATGCTTCCGTTGTCTGTCTGCGTAGCCCTGCACCAACACCATCGCCATCCCACAAGTAGTGGTCAGCGCCGTCTTCAATCGCCAGCGAAGTTGCCCAGTCAGCACCTTCATTGATGTCCATCAGCAGACCTTCGGCAATGCGCTTAACTACCGAACCGTGGCGCGATGCATAACCTTTAGCATCCGGTCCTGTATCTGACGGGTCATGCGCAGAGACAACAGCGCCTTTCGCCTTCCATCCGAGTTTCTTGTGCGCATCGGTTGCAGCTTCAAGCCATTCACGTTTGATGATTGCCATATCACTTGCGCTTACCGGCTCACCCAGCCAGATGTGACGATACAGTGTCGGATTTCTGCGTTTGCACTCTTCCATCTCCAGACGGAGAACTTCAGGAAAGTGCGGGTTGTCGGTGTAGTTCACCGTCAGCAGACAAATATCATCAGGAGGATTTACGACGAATCGCTGATAGGTATCGTCGAGGATGTTCTTAGGGTTAAAGCTCACCCATATTTCGGAAAACGGCTTGCGGATGGTTGGTATCAGGATATCCCATGATTCCTTCGTTACCGCTTCCGCTTCTTCCACCCAGCAGATATCAATGCCTTCGAGCGATTTAATCTTCGTCGGGTTGTTTTTGATGCCGTAGAACATGAATTCAGCATTCGTTCCGAGATGACGAATCATGGAACGCTGAATTTCAAACTCAGCCGAATACCCTTCCCGCTCGATGGTGTCTTCAAGCAACCGGATTACCGAATCACTGATACTGTTTTGCAGCTCGCGAGCGCAGAGAATACGCACCGGCTGCCGACGCGCCGCTTCAACAAGCAGCCTGGCAATTGCCCATGACTTACCGCTACCTCGACCGCCTTTGGCGACTTTGTAGCGATGCGCCTCAATGAACGGTTCAAAGATAGGATTAATCGAGGTCATTTTCCGAATAGAGTGCTCATCGGTGATGTTTCAATCTGAATTGCGCCGCCGTCCTTACCGACAAGCTCGTTAGTTACCTTGTCGCCATACTTACGGGGATTCATTCTGGCCAGCGCCCATTTGCGGGTATCAACGCGAAGTCTTGCCTTTGCCACCTCAGCAGCATCTGGAATCGCATTGTCAGCAATTTCGAATATCTCTTCGAAAATAGAATCAGCTCGTGCCTCAGTTGCCTTCGCGTACTTGTCTCTAAATTCGTCATGCTCTGACAGCCAGCGAAATACAGTAGCCTTTGCTGGCATGCCGGGGCGCTTGCAAACCTTAACCAGACTTTCCCCGGAGGCAAGCAGCGCACAGATATCATCAGCCACCTCCGGCAGGTAATCCGAAGGGCGACCGACATTCTTTTTCTCAGTCGCCATATTGATTATTTCCCTTCTGCTTGCTTATCCCATTCATCGCGGAATTTGGATGGGTTGTCGAAACCTTGAGTTGCCATGTTTACGCTCCGGTAGTGAACAGGTCTAACGCTTCCTTCGATTTACGCACCGCTTCGATAGTTCGGGTCGTGATATCTGAATTAGCGCCACCTGACTGGAAGTGAATTTTGAATAACTCAAGCTTAAGCTCGTCAGTGCCAATGAATTGAAATGCTTCTTCTGCGGCTGCGTTCTGGTTCATGACCAGTTTGTAAATCTCTAACTGGAATTTCTGTTCTTCAGTCATGGGAATAATCTCTGCCATTGTTGGCTCCGTTTATCCGTTAAAAGGGATATCAGTTAAGTTATCCCGTGTAGGGTATAAGCCATTGTCGAGACCACTCATTGAATGGCCTCTGCAATAACCGATGTCTTTCCATCAGTCCGCCACCACAAAGAATCTTTTTTGCCATAAGGCTGGAGGTTCATCTTTCAATGGCTGCCAGTGTTATTTCCCCACTTACTGGCTTGGGTTGTTTCGTGGTACTGCCGTAACTGGTTGCCCAGAATAAATTCCGGTTTCATTATCAAGCCCACCCGTAGATGGGCTTTGTAATGAAGAGCTGTTATGAAAATTGCTCTAAACAAGCATTAATAGCCATCAGAAGTAAGCGCTACAGATTTCAACCCCTCAATGTCATCCTTGGACAGGGCGAACCATTCACCGTGCTTTCTCTTTGCGGCAAATTTGCGATGAAGCATGTTTTCAGTTTCTCTTCCACCAGGGATCAGGCACTCAAGCTTCAAACAGTCTGGTCCAGAGTTGCCAAGCGATTTGATGCGTTGTGGAATGTTGGATGAATACCCAATTTTGGTTAGCCCAGTTTTCTTCGATGACAAAACGTATACCTGAGGAGGTTCTTTTCTCTGGTCTTCCATTACACGTCTCATTGTTGCCATAAGTCCGCCGTGCATCAGCATTTCAACAAAGAACGCTGACCGAACATCTGACGACTTAAGCATGCCAGAAAATTCACTTGCCAATTCCATTAACTCTGCGATGTTTTCAGGAACTTTTTGGCAGTTATCTTCCTTGTATAAGGAAATCATTCTTTGAAGCTTTTCTTCTAATTGGTTCATAGCGTCTTTACCTTTTAGAAAGTGAGCCTGTCTCACAGAAAAGCCGCCCGAGAGAGGTCGCCACCTATAACGGCAATTCTCAGGCCCGCTTACTGAAAGGCTCTCGTTAATATGCGCGTGAGATGCGCGTTTACTGCGGACATAAAAAAGCCCCGCTTCTGCGAGGCATTTTCCTGAAAGTCACTTGTTAAATTTCAGTGCAATTAAAATTATTTTAAGCATTGCGTCCTGATGTATTCCTGCAGGTAGTTAACCTGCGCGGTTATCTTGTCGATTCCACTTCGGAGACGGTAATAATTGAGTTCAGCATCTGCTGTAAGTCCTGGGCTTTCTCCATCGCCCATGCCGCTGGCTCCGGTCGTTGACTTTGCACAGGTGGCGGCGACTTGCAGGCGCTTACGACCAGCAGAAACATCAGCACGGAGACTTTCGATAGTCGCGTTAGCATCAGCAAGCTCCTTTGTGTATCTGGCGTCAAGTTCTGCTACATCACGTTGACGCTTCTGCATGTCAGCGATTGTGGATGTGGCTTTATCGCGCTGCTCTTTGTAGGCGATGGCGTTATCACGGTAATGATTAACAGCCCATGACAGGCAGACGATGATGCAGATAACCAGAGCGGAGATAATCGCGGTGACTCTGCTCATACCTCAATCTCTCTGACCGTTCCGCCTGCTTCTTTGAATTTTGCAATCAGGTTGTCAGCCTTATGCTCGAACTGACCATAACCAGCGCCCGGCAGTGAAGCCCAGATATTGCTGCAACGGTCGATTGCCTGACGAATATCACCGCGATCAATCATCGGCAAAGCGCCACGCTCCTTAATCTGCTGCAATGCCACAGCGTCCTGACTTTTCGGAGAGAAGTCTTTCAGGCCAAGCTGCTTGCGGTAGGCATCCCACCAACGGGAAAGAAGCTGGTAGCGTCCGGCGGCTGTTGATTTGAGTTTGGGGTTTAGCGTGACAAGTTTGCGAGGGTGATCGGAGTAATCAGTGAATAGCTCTCCGCCTACAATGACGTCATAACCATGATTTCTGGTTTTCTGCCGTCCGTTATCAGTTCCCTCCGACCACGCCAGCATATCGAGGAACGCCTTACGTTGATTATTGATTTCCACCATCTTCTACTCCGGCTTTTTTAGCAGCGAAGCGTTTGATAAGCGAACCAATCGAGTCAGTACCGATGTAGCCGATGAACACGCTCGTTATATAAGCGAGGTTGCTACTTAGTCCGGCGAAGTCGAGAAGGTCACGAATGAACCAGGCGATAATGGCGCACATCGTTGCGTCGATTACTGTTTTTGTAAACGCACCGCCATTATACCTGCCGCGAAGGTACGCCATTGCAAACGCAAGGATTGCCCCGATGCCTTGTTCCTTTGCCGCGAGAATGGCGGCTAACAGGTCATGTTTTTCTGGCATCTTCATGTCTTACCCCCAATAAGGGGATTTGCTCTATTTAATTAGGAATAAGGTCGATTACTGATAGAACAAATCCAGGCTACTGTGTTTAGTAATCAGATTTGTTCGTGACCGATATGCACGGGCAAAACGGCAGGGGGTTGTTAGCGCAGCCTCTTGCCACCCGCTTTCACGAAGATCATGTGTAGAAGGCCGCAGCGTAACTATCACTGATGAATTCAGGATAGCCAGTGGCTACGGCTCAGTTTGGGTTGTGCTGTTGCTGGGCGGCGATGACGCCTGTACGCATTTGGTGATCCGGTTCTGCTTCCGGCATTCGATTAATTCAGCACAAAAGGAAGAGCGCTAGTCTACCTCTATCGATTAACGGGCTTGTGGGGCAGTATCGCCGATTCACCTAACGCTCTTCCTTTTGTGATTGTAACGCAAAAAGCCCCGAGATATTAACTCAGGGCTTTATTTAACGAGTGCATTTATCCATCGTTGGGTCAAATTTACCCAACTTTATTCAAAAAGTCAATATCATGCCATTAATATGTTGCCATCCGTGGCAATCATGCTGCTAACGTGTGACCGCATTCAAAATGTTGTCTGCGATTGACTCTTCTTTGTGGCATTGCACCACCAGAGCGTCATACAGCGGCTTAACAGTGCGTGACCAGGTGGGTTGAGTAAGGTTTGGGATTAGCATCGTTACAGCGCGATATGCGGCGCTTGCTGGCATTCTTGAATAGCCGACACCTTTGCATCTTCCGCATTCTTTCTCAACAACTCTCCCCCACAGCTCTGTTTTTGATATATCAACCGAACGGCCTGTACCGTGGCAATCTCTGCATCTTGCGCCCGGCGTCGCGGCACTACGGCAATAATCCGCATAAGCGAATGTTGCGAGCACTTGCAGTACCTTTGCCTTAGTATTTCCTTCGAGCTTTGCCACACCACGGTATTTCCCCGATACCTTGTGTGCAAATTGCATCAGATAGTTGATAGCCTTTTGTTTGTCGTTCTGGCTGAGTTCATGCTTACCGCAGAATGCAGCCATTCCGAATCCGGCTTGTGATTGCGCCATCCCCATAGCAGCCATCACATCAGTACCGGAAAGAGAGTCAGAAGCCGTAGCCCGTGGTGAGTCACTCATCATCGGGCTTTTTGGCGAATGAAATTTAGCCACGCTTTCGAGTCTCATGCGCCTTCTCCCTGTACCTGAATCAATGTGAGGTTTCCGCAGAACACTGCGCCGGTATCGATATACATCTGGTTGGCAAACTTGAGTGGTTTCACTGCTGGCGTATGACCAAAGATGAACGTGTCCGCTCCTTTGATTTCTTTCACGATCCCGTCTTGTGAGTTGCTGATTCGTTCGCGGTTCCAGATTACCTGCTGATGATCAACTGACTTTCCAAACTCGTATTCGTTACAAGGATAATCGGCGTGGCAAATGACATATTTTTTATCTTTGCTCACCAGCTCGATGATTAACGGAAGTTCATCTGCTTTATGGGCAAGAGCTTTAGCCAGAATTTCTTTGTCGTAATCGAGATTAAAGAACCAGCCACCGCCATTAAACAGCCAGTGATTGACGTTTCCACGCTCTGATAAGCCATCAATCATCATTTGCTCATGGTTTCCACGTACAGCTCGGAACCAGGGGAATGTGATTAATTCCAGACATTCGACGTTCTCTGTACCGCGATCGACCAAATCGCCAACCGAGATAAGCAGGTCTTTTTTGGTGTCGAATCCTATCGTCTCCAGTTTTTTCATCAGGTTCGTGTAGCATCCGTGCAGATCGCCAACTACCCAAATATTTCGGTATTTGCTGCCATCAATTCTTTCGTAATAGCGCATCTCTTTCACTCCATCCGCGATGAACCATAAGAACGTCGTTGACGATGGCGTGCATTTTCCCGTCTTTATCATCAACGTATTTTCTTACCGTGCCGCGACTACATTTCAGTCTGCGTGCCACTTCTGTCTGGTTTCCGTATGCTTCAACGAGCATGTCTGGAATGGTTTTTACTGAGAACGTCATGCGGCCTCACTTCTGCTATTTCGCAGGTCTTTGAGTTTCTGTTGGTACTCTGCCTTGATCGCCTTGCACTCTTCGACAGTCCAGCGATGGCGGTTATGGTTTGATTCGATTTCGTCTACTGCTTCCTGCCCGATTCGGTTAATCAGTTCGACGCGATACGGAACGAGATTTCCGCTTTTATGCTGGTTGCACACCACGCATTGCTTGTGAATATTGCGTTCATCAAATCGGAGTTGAGGTGCCGCAGCAGTTGTCCGGTAATGTCCAGCATCCCACTGAGCAGACGTGAGCGTTCCGCACGAGATACATGGTAAGTCGCGGTCTCTTTCTCTGATGAAGGCGTTTACGGCTTGTTGGGCTTGTTTAATCCAGTAACTGCGGGGCTTTAAGGCGAGTTTTCGAATCTTAAGTTTATCTTTCTGTTTCTGCTCCTCTCGTCGTCGTTTCTTCTCTGCTGCTTTTTCCGCTTTTTCGCGTTCTTTACTTCGTCGTTCGAGTGCTATCTTGGCTCCACACTCTGGAGAGCACCACCACTGATTAGCGAATGTAGGGTGAAACCATTCCCGACATTCTTCGTTTTTACATCGTCTTCGCGCTGGTTTAGCCATCGTCTTCTTCCTCGTACATTGAGCTATTCGGATCGCTCATCAGTTCTGCGCAGCAATCGGAGCACACATGAACTTCCAGCACATGCAGCTTCTGACCGCAGTTAGCGCACGTTAAAGCCCGCTCGACGCTTTCTTTCTGGTATTGAAGGGATTGGGATGGGCTAAGCATTATTGACGTCCTGCATCATGAGGAAGACAATCATGGCGGCACGGAGTGGATTGTCATATGCGACACCAACATTCGGTCCGGCATCATCAAACAATTCCCTTGCGTTGTCTGTAGCGCACGGCATTGAGGGATTGTCTAAAATTATGCTGATGTTGTTTTCAGTGATAATCGGCCATGCGTCTGCTGGGTTTGCGCATGGGTTAAAGGATCCGCGCTCAACCTCTACTTCAACTGCGTCTCCGTTTACAATGTCTCCCTCAAATGAGATAAACACCATCGCGCCATTCTCACCTTCTTTGTAATCCGGTGATCCGTTATGAATGGCTTCGAATACCGCCACGTTAATTTCAAAATCACTTAACTGTGAATAATCCATTGTCATTTCCTCGCACGATGTCTTAGCCACCGGATATCCCACAGGTGAGCCGTGTAGTTGAAGGTTTTTACGTCAGATTCTTTTGGGATTGGCTTGCGTTTATTTCTGGAGCGTTTCGTTGGAAGGTATTTGCAGTTTTCGCAGATTATGTCGGTGATACTTCGTCGCTGTCTCCTCATGCCGCCCTCCTGACGCCCTGCCCGATCGCCATCAATGCCGCTTTGGATACGGTAGTAAACATCCGTCGAGGACTGATGAACGGTCGCCAAATCAGCAGCATGGAGCCTTTGCTGTTTCCCTTCTTCTCCAGCCCTGTCGATGGTTCGATAAAATTAATCCGTCCATCAGTGATAATACGAACTTCGTCAACACTCTCCAGAGCCTTGCTGAACCATCCGACAGACATATCCTCTGGCACAAGCATCACTACCGTCTGTCGCTGTTGTATACACTGCTCAGCGGCTTTTTCCACCCACGGCCTGATATTGCTGTACGGTGGGTTATTCCAGATTGCACCGTGGCTTACCCACTCAGAATTGAGCGCGTCGTCGGCCTCAGTTAGCCAGTGAGCGCACAGAGCATTTTTGTCGCTCGCTGCCGAATCCAGCCAGAATCCAAACTCAATATCCAGTGCATCAAAAAGCCAAAGCGGCGTTTGCCAGCAGTCCTTGTCGTGTGCTGGCGTATTTGATTTGATAGTCATGCAGCCTTCCCTTTTCGTTGTGACCATTCATACTCTCGCCGGGAGTCATCACTCCACCGCACGTTGCGCTCTGAGCCGAACCAGAACATGATTTCGATAAGCTCAGTCATGCTGGCCTTTCGCATTTTGCTGGTACGAACGCCAAGCATAACAACGCCACCGTCGATACCAGGCGCACTTCTTTGCTCCATTTTTTTGGTCTTAAGCCACAAGGCAGTGAACAGGTCTTTCCAGTCTTCCGGCGTCAGCCGTTGACCATGCCATAGCACCTGACGCGAAACATCGTTCAGCATCGGCCACATACGGTCATTCTGCGCTTTGCTGCGTTTGGGTTCTCTAACGTGGACTTCGTGGGGTGACTTGTCGTCGATGGGTAGTGAGAGAATGGCGTCTATGGCGTTATTTCTGATTGCTTCGTTGCGAAGTATGTATATTTGCTTCATCGAAATTCTTCTCTTTAATTCCAGCGGCTCTGATAGCTTTCATCACTGCAATTACCGTTTTGTCCTTCCCATCCTCATGCCCCATCGCATAAGCACCTTCTTCACCATCTTTCCAAAAGTCGTCATTCGATTCGGGCCAGTCGATATCCAGTTCAATAGCTGCTCGCGATGCCTGCCACGCTTGCCAATACATCTCAACCATATTGGCGTATATTTTATTTTTAGGATCACATCCGGTGTAATTTTCAAACCATTCTTCAAACTGCTTTCTTGATTCGTCCATCGATACTTACCCTCAGTTCAACTCACAAAACGCCACGCCATTTTTGCTATAGCGACAGGCATAACACCGATAATCACCCAGACAAATGTAGCGCCAAACAACGTATACCATGGGTCTTTACCGTCATTCACAAGACGAATGTAGCCATGCAGAACAATAAAAAACGTCAGAAGAATCCATCCAACGCCAACGCATTTGAGTGCGACGAGCATAAACTCAGCCACGATTTACTCTCCCCCAAATAAAAAGGCCTGCGATTACCAGCAGGCCTGTTACAAGCTCAGTGATGTAGATGGTCATTTAATACTCCGTCACGTTTTCCTGTCGCCACGCCTCGTCATATTCCGATTTCGGCATATTAGCGATGTAGCTATATGGCGACCCTGATTCAAGTTGCAGGAACTGGTGCGATTGCTCGTCAAGGAACAACGGGACACCACCTTCCCAACCTTCGCCGTTACGTTGTTTTTCAAGCATCAAAACAGATGCCGGAGATGCCAGTAGCTGTTCGTCCTTCTCTGACATCTTTTCACCACTCTGAACTCTCTGTAACGCTCTCTCGCGAGCCTTGTTACGCCAGATGATGAAAAGGTTGTCTGTCAGGTCTGTTATCGCTCCAGAGCCTTTTACGTCCATTTTCCCGGTTGGTTTTTCTTCGCTGTCTCCTTTTCGCGAGTGAGTAACGAGAATGACGTGGGAGTTTGTTTTGTTTTTGAAGTCGCAAATCGAGTCAACAAACGCCTTCTGCCCGTTATAGTCATCGTCGCCTATGCCACATTTCATCAGGCTGTCGATGATGAATAACTGGATCCCGTATCGGCGGCGAGCGTAGTCGAATATTTCGATCAGCCTGTCGGCTTTCGCCGTTCCGGTCAGGCCAAACACCCAAAGTCTTTCGTCATAAAATTTAAATGCAGAGTCAATTTCCAGCACTGGCGGCATCTTGCAGCACGTCGCCTGACGGGTAAGGCGCTTAAGGAGAATACCAGGCTTCAGCTCAAGTGACGCGATGCACGTCTTCACACCCTGACGCATTGCCTCAAGTGCCATATGCCCGACAACCTCCGTTTTTCCGTGACCGTTCACACCATTGACCAGCGTCAACTCTGCCTCACGGAACTGGAATTTATCTGCCAGAGATTCCCACGGTGGATTAAACAGATACTGCTGCTTGCCGTAGAAAGCGTTGATAGTGTCCTGGTAAAACTCTCGCGCGCTGTAGAGTTCTTCAGGATCGAAGTAGGATGCCGTGCCGATGTACTGCCAGATTTCATCCTCGGTAACACCGTTCATCAGGCATTCGTTGATGTCTTTGTACGGCAGAGTAACAAGACGGCAACGATGTTCACCGAGTCGGCTTGCGATTTCCCTTGCGGCTTCACGACCAACATCATCAACATCCATCGAGATGAATATTTCCTCAAACCTGTCGAGGTTGTGATACTCAAACTCAATCCACTGTTGCTTAGCGCCTTTCCCGCCACCAAACGGCACGGATAACGCCGAGATGCCGTATTGCGCATAGCTCATACAATCAATTTCGCCTTCGCAAAGTACAACCGCCCTCACGCCAGCGTCCAGAGCCTGCCATCCGAACAGACAAGGTTCGCAATCACCTTCTGCCATAATGACTTTCTTCCCGTCCGGGCGCTCAGTGCTGATTCGCTTTACCTGCAACAACTCACCATCGCGTTTGTACGGAATCACCAGAGCATCCAGTTCTCGCTCTCCATTCCACACCTTGCCGCTGACAACCTCGTAGCGCTTTACGATTTCTGGCGATATGCCACGCGATTGCAGGTACTCAAGATGGGATTCTGTTCTGGTAACGTAGCGGGCGATTTTCTTGCGGTCAGGTCTGGAGAATTTCTTCTCACGTTTGGCATCGAAATGGTGATCGTCATCCTTGATTCCGAGAAAGGCTTTCGCTTCCTGCATAGCCTGATGCAGGTTAATTCCACGACATGCCATCCACAAATCAAGCATGTCACCGCCGTCTCCCTCAGCGAAATCAGCCCATTTTTTCTTGCCGCTAAGGTTGACCTTAAGGCTGTTTCCCTTGTCACCGTTGACGTTACCGGCAACCCACTCATGCCCCTCTTTCTTGCCGTTTGGCAACAGGTGCGGAGCCACCCTGTCAACCTGCGCCCAAAGCAGGTCACTGAGTTCACTTGGCGTCATGATTCCCTCAGATTGAGATTTTTAAACCAGAAATCGACAAACGAAATACTTAACCAGCCGTGGTTATAACCAGCGACCAGTAGCGATTTGATTTTTGATTTCATGGTTCACCTGTCGAAAAACACGTAGCCAGTTTTCGATACGGTGATTGCGGATGATGGTTTGGATTGTGGTTGAATAGTTTCTGGCTTCTCGTCGTTCCAGCGCTGACCGTTCAGGTAGCTCGATGGTAACAACCTGTCGAATCCGAACTGCTTACCATTCCTGCATGCGATGTCTTCTGCCAGCATCGTGGCAAACTCGCTTGCCGTACCCCTGGTAGTTTTACGCCATTCCCTGAACTGTGTTCTGAATGCCGAAGCTGCGTTTTTCTTCCCGGCCTTCCGCATGCCTGCACACCAGAATATTTCCTCGAATGCCTTGTCGGTTTCTTCGTGACGGTCAGGTGATTTTTCACACTCCGTCCGAACACTTTCGGACATAGTGTTTTTATTATTTCTTTTTTCTTTTGTAATAGTTTCTTTTGTGTGTCCCTGTTTTGGTGACAGCGCTGTCACCGTTTTGGTGACACTTTTTGTCACCAATGCAGTGACATTATCACCAGAGTAGTGACACCCTTCGATTTGCCATTCCTCGATGTTCTTGTTAGGCCCGATTTGCTGGCCTTCGCGAAGGATAACCTTCATCGCGATAAGCTCATTCTTGGCCTTGTTTACCTTCTGTCTTGGCAGCCTGGTAATTTGAGCTAACTGACTATCAGAGATGCGATCCATCTTTTTACCGTAGCCGTATGTTTTACGGCATATGGCGTGGGCAACCTTGCTCTGATTTTTCGTTAAATCTGCGCCGATAAGCTCTTCATACAGGGCATTTGCAAGACGGGTATAACCATCTTCAACTTCTGCCACACGACGCTCCACAGGCCGTTGTGAAGGCCTTAAATGTGTTACGGTTGCAAGATTACTCATGACCTTTCTCCTTCTGCATCAGCTTCACTTTTTCCAACTCAGCCCGGAATCGACCAGGCTGCTTGAAGCTGGACAGGAAGCGATCACGTAGTATGTGTTTGTGAATTTTGTCCTGGTAAGGACTGAGTTGTTTTGTCATAATGACTCCTGTGGATTGATCCAGTCTTTCTACATCAGGCCTCGAAGAATTCGCCGTTCTTCGGGGCTTTTTCTTTTGTCAGGTAATTGGCAAGCCGCTTAGTCAGCTCAGCCATTTCATCGTCTTCGATTCCGTATTCCAGAACAGCCAGCATCATGCTTACCTGCGAGAAGAAACCATTCTTCCATCGGCTTACCTGATATTCAGGAACCCCCATTGCTCGAGCGAATGTCTTCTGCCCCATCAGTGCCAGTTTGTTCAGCAAGGCTGACTCGATGCGAGCCGCTTTCTTGCTTTTAGTTGCAATAGTACCCATAGATAATTTCCTTAATGATTAGATAGAGTTGGCTTCGCAAAGAAACGCAAAACCATAGAGATTTGTTTCTGGTAATGCCCTTTTTCAGGGCGGGGATGTGTAAGAGCGTTAATAACTTAAGCGGCCATTAATTCAGGCCAGATGCTTTCCCAATCAACCGGATGAAGGTCTTTGCGAGTCACTTCACCATTGCTGAACCTCTCAATCAGAACACAAAGTGCTGCGCCCAATTCATGATTACGGCTAAGTGCTTTCCTCAAATAGCCGATAGAAGTTCCGCACTTGGTGGCAAATTCTCTCTGCTCTTCCAGTGAAAGGGAGTTCAGATACAAGCGGAGTTCTTCCATTTGCTATCTCCTTCCCGTTGTTGAATAAGATGAGTTTACCTGTAGGTAAAAAGCAAATCAATACCCATAGGTTATTTACCGGCAGGTAATCAAAGATAGAATTAAATCATGGATAAATACGAACAAAGACGACTAAGGCTGATAGAGATAAGAGACCGATTCTGTAATGGAAAGGCCTCAGAGTTGGCTCGTCGAATAGAAAGGGAACCATCATACGTTTCCAGAATGCTGTATCCGGAAGGAAAAAGCGGAAAAAAACGCATTGCTGACGATATGATGGAACTAATTGAAAAATCTTTTAATCTCCCACGCGGATGGATGGACATGCTTGCAGATGGTAAAGCTGGAGCTACGGACCATCTTGAGTTTGCGGGTAACGTTCGTGCGGGTTTTGTTCCGGTAATTGGTGAAGCCGTTTTGGGAGTTGATGGCTCAGTGGATATGATTGAATTCAGATCCGGTTGGTTAAGCATCTACAGCGGCGATAAAGATGCTTACGGTCTGAAGGTTAAGGGTGACAGCATGTGGCCAAGGATTCAGTCAGGAGAATATGTTGTTATTGAACCAAATACGCCAGTACATCCAGGTGATGAAGTCTTTGTAAGGACCAAAGACGGTCACAACATGATAAAGATCATGAACAAAACAAGAGACGGTGATTATCAGTTTAGTAGCATAAACAGTGATCACCGCCCAATCACTCTTCCTGTTGAAGAAGTTGATAAAATGCATTTTGTTTCAGCTATTGTGAAACACACCAGGTACGTAGACCAGGACGATCTGCCAAAAGTTTGAGGATAAAGCAGCAAATGTTTATACCCGGCATAGTAGTCGCTGTTGTAATCATCTGCTTCATATGGGCAAAGTTATCTCCTGTAAGCTCTAAGCATACAGCTGAACTCATGAGGAAGAAGAATCTTATACATGAGGCAGAATCGATAATTAAAAAGTTCAAAGGCATGTCATACGACGACATGTCATCAGAGCAGATTGCTATGTATAAATGCGCCATTGAGCGCCTTGACTACTTAAACGGACTCAAACCCAAACACACCCCAGTAGAATCAAAATTGCCGCAATGGCCAAGCAATCCAAATAGCTTCTGACATCTCCTTTCAGCCCGCAAAGCGGGCTTTTTTATATCAATCCAAAAAATTAATTACCTGAAAATTCAAGCAGGTAAACTCTCACATCAATTTTATTTACCTACAGGTATAGACATGGGTTTTACCTGTAGGTATATTTTAAGCCATCAGCAGGACGCACTGACCACCATGAAGGTGACGCTCTTAAAAATTAAGCCCTGAAGAAGGGCAGCATTCAAAGCAGAAAGCTTTGAGTAGCGCGAAATGCAGCAGCAAGACAGCAACCGTGGAGATAAGCATCACGGCGCGTTACTCAAAGCTAACTGACAGGAGAATCCAGATGGATGCACAAACACGCCGCCGCGAACGTCGCGCAGAGAAACAGGCTGAATGGAAAGCAGCAAATCCCCTGTTGGTTGGGGTAAGCGCAAAACCAGTTAACCGCCCCATTCTCTCGCTGAATCGCAAACCGAAATCACGAGTAGAAAGCGCACTGAATCCGATAGACCTTACAGTGCTGGCTGAATACCACGAACAGATTGAAAGCAACCTGCAACGTATTGAGCGCAAGAATCAGCGCACATGGTACAGCAAGCCACGCAGTGAAATGGGTGTGACTTGTGTTGGTCGCCAGAAAATGAAATTAGGCAGCAAACCACTTATTTGAGGTGAGATATGGAAGAAGATTTTGAAGAGTTCGAAGAGCATCCTCAGGATGTGATGGAACAATACCAGGACTATCCGTATGACTACGACTATTGATAAAAATCAATGGTGTGGACAATTCAAGCGATGCAATGGATGCAAGCTGCAATCGGAATGCATGGTTAAGCCTGAAGAAATGTTTCCTGTAATGGAGGATGGGAAATATGTCGATAAATGGGCAATACGAACGACGGCAATGATTGCCAGAGAACTTGGTAAACAGAACAACAAAGCTGCCTGATAGTGGCCTTTGTTTTTGGCATAAACAACAGAATAAACACTGCACTGTGTATTCATTCCAACGAGTGAATACACGGAGCAATGTCGCTCGTAACTAAACAGGAGCCGACTTGTTCTGATTATTGGAAATCTTCTTTGCCCTCCAGTGTGAGGGCTTTTTTATATGCATACCAATAACGCTTCACTTGAGGCGTTTTCGTTATGCAATCAAATATAAGGAGTTACCCATGATGCACTTTCAGCTCGCGGGTAGCGGCGTCATGTCCGCTTTCTACCCGCACGAATCTGAATTATCACGCCGAGTTAAACAATTAATCAGAGCAGCAAAGAAACAACTGGAGGCGTTATGCGCAATGAAATAGCCATCAATCACCAGATGCTTCGTGCTGCACAGAACAAAGCAGTAATAGCCAGATTTATTGGTGATTCCAAAATGTGGCTTGAAGCAAATAAAGCGATGAAATCAGCTATCAACCTTCCGTGGTATCGCAGGAAATGAGTTTTACAGATAACTGGTCAGACGAAGAATTCATTCGTCAGATGAACAAAATGCTCAATCAGCACAAAGAACAGGAGAAAGATGATGATTCTGACTCTGAATGATAAGCGTGAAATATCGCAAATCATCGCAAGTTTTACCGATGATGATTACGAACGAATCAACAGTGAAGTTGATCGCCTCTGCAAACGTTGCGACCCAATAAGCGAAATGCTTCGCTCATATAAACCAGATGAACACACTAAGGACGCTATCGACTGGCTGGAAGATGATGACTGTAACTATCAGGAAAAAGCCGCTGAATGGTTCTGGGATGCAATAACCGAAAGAGTTAAGGCTGAATATGCCTTCGCAATATTCAAACGCAGACACATTTTTGGAGAAGCTGCATGAGCAATATCGTTGAATTCGTTAAACAGCAGGAGCAGTTATTCTGCGGAGCATTGACTGAACAGACGGTGACATGGGCTAAGGAAAGCCAGTTTGCAATTCAGTATTTCCAGAAAAACGATTACCTGGCTAAAACGGCACTGGCAAATCCAACCAGCGCACAGAACGCCATCATCAATGTTGCGGCAATCGGCATCACCTTAAACCCGGCCAGCAAACTGGCTTATCTGGTTCCGCGCGACGGCATGGTTTGCCTTGATATCAGTTATATGGGATTGCTCCATATTGCAATGGAGTCTGGTGTTATCTCATGGGGTCAGGCAAAACTTGTTCATGCTAACGATACCTATGAGTCAAACGGGCTTGATAAAGCACCAACCCATAAATACAACGCCTTCGGTGATCGTGGTGATATCGTTGGCGTTTACTGCACAGTTAAGACGCCAGCAGGTGATTATCTAACGGAAGAGATGAGTCTGGCTGAAATTGAGGCTGTAAGGAAAACAAGCAAGGCAGCATTCAGCGATAAAGGACCATGGGTAAATCACTGGAATGAGATGGCGCGAAAGACGGTCGTAAAGCGTGCAAGCAAGTATTGGCCTAAGGCATCACGTCTTGATAGTGCTATTCACGTACTAAACGAAGAAGAAGGTGTGTGGACTGAACCAGTTATGCCGCACAAATCAGAGGAAGATATCCGCGAAGATGAACGGAAACGCCAGCAGGAAATAATGGAAAAAGCACAACTTCTTTGTGATGAAATGGCTCAGGCAGAAAACATGGATGATTTGAAGCGATATTTTGCAGAAGCATATCGCCTGACATCTGGAATGAAATTGCAGCAGAACGTACAAGCCATTTACGCAGAATGCAAAGCAAAACTGGAGGTTGCCAGTGAGCAAACTATATGAAATTGCCAATGAATACGCAAGATTGATGGATTCAGATTTAGAGCCAGAGATGATTGCTGACACAATAGAAGGCATGGAAGGAGAATTTACCGATAAAATAGAGCAACTTCTTTCCGTCATCAAAAATGAATCTGGTTATGCTGAGCGCCTCAAGGAAGAGGCAAAGTCACTAAATGAGCGAGCCGAAGTAATTCAAAATAAGATTGACAGCATCAAATCATATATAGCGTCATCGCTTGAAATGGTTGGCAAGAAAAAGATTCGAGCAGGTATTCACCAGGTAACAATCCGCAAACCGTCAGAAACTGTAGAAATCATCGACTCAAGCGCCCTTCCTCCTGAATACGTTGAGTTTGAAACGACAATTAAAGCCGACAAACTGGCAATCAAACACCAACTAAAAGCAGGAATAAATATCCCCGGCGCTCAACTCAAAGTTGGGAAACCATCACTTCTTATCAAATAACGGTATCGCCTATGAAAAAGACTCCATGGGAGAAATGGGAAGTCGATTTCTTGCGCGAAGTGGCGGCGACAATGCCAGTTGAAGTTATCGCTGAAAAACTGGAAAGGACTGAAAAAGCAGTAATGGCGAAAGCAACAAGGATTGGCGCTGACATTGTTAGCCGACTTCGTGGAAGACGATGGACAAGAGCCGAAGTATCACTTTTCGGTAAGTTCTCCGCAGAAGAAATAGCAATTGCAACCTGCCGCTCAATTTATTCAGTAAGAGCTATGCGATACAAGCTAAAAAAACTCGATGAAGAAAGAGCAGGCATACGAATAAATTAACATGGAGTAATTAACAATGAAGCTAAACATCGACCTCGGAAAATACGTTATTACCGGAACCAAACACGACCTGATTCTTAGCGAAAGAGGAATTATCAAAGAAGGCGAGAATGCAGGGAAAGAAACGCTCAGTCGTATCGGTTATTACAGCAAGTTTGAGCATCTGGTTAAAGAGTTATGCAACCGTGAAATCCTGTTATCTCAGGCGCAGACGCTACAGGATATTCAGCAGCATATCGAGACTTTAGGTGTGTCACTTAGCATGGCTATTGACCAGTTCGTGGAGAGTAAATCATGAGAGGACTTGCTTACAATCCCGGCATTCTTCCGGCAGAAATGATTATTCGCCAACGCGTAAAGCCAATGCCATCGAGAGAGGAATTACTTAAGAGAAATTCTTTTCCATCAGTGAATCAAAACAAATATCTGAATGCGATGTGGCGTAAAGGAGGCAAGCAGTGAGTGTATGTCTTATTGATAAACGTCGACGTGGGCAACAAATACCATCTGTTGAAATGCCGAATCACACATGGTTTTGCGTACTTGATATCGATGGTATGGATACGTTGGTTGACACTCGTCATTACTGCGATACCGCAACAGCTACTCCGGCGAAAGCAAAGAAAATTGCTGCTCTGATAGAAAACTGGACTCCACCTGATGGTTGGTGCAATGGGAATGATCGAGATTGGCATGAAAAAATGAAGGGCTATATCTGCGATTTCTTACGTAAATGCAACGGATTCAGGGTGATGTGATATGACCAAAATTAACTATCAGGCACTGCGTGAAGCGGCAGAAAAAGCAACGTGTGGTGTGTGGTCGCTCGAATATGGAGAGGAGAGATTTGATGCTGGTGATGCACTAATTCATCGTGAAGTTGTTGGATATCTTCCCATTTGCAGAATTGAAGGAGCGCATCCAGAAAGCGGTTTCGATGAAGATTTCCAAATGGAACAGCAGGCCAATGCTGAATTCATCGCCGCAGCCAATCCGGCTACTGTGCTGGCATTACTGGATGAACGGGAAAGAAACCAGCAATACATCAAACGCCGTGACCAGGAGAACAAGGATATTGCGCTAACGGTAGGGAAGCTGCGTGTTGAACTGGAAGGCAAAGACAAGCTGATTGCAGAGCTTGGAAAACAATGCGCCGAATGGGAGCGAAAAGCATTAAGCAACTTTGAAGAGTGTGCTGCGATGGCTGAACGTATCGAAGAGTTGCAGACAAAATCTGCACCAGATTCGTTTGGCATCATCGGTGAAAATATTCGAACACAGGATAATCGAATAACGTCAGACCCTATGTTTTGTGTGTATCAAAAGCGCGAAATCGTTGTTGATGCTGATTATGACTATGACCGGATTGTCTGGGTTGATGAAGATGGCAATGAAGCCAATAAACGCCAAAGTCGTCGTCTCGAACTACTTCACGAAAACTTTCGAGAGCCACCAGAAAAATGGCGGCGCGTTGCTGTGAAAGATATTGATGAATTCGTTACCTGCTGTTTCACCGAACAGGGTTGTAAAGACTACCTGGCAGCCAATGGTCACAATCTTCGCTTGCCATTTATATATGTAAAAAGCGGTTTCAGGAACGCTGAATATATCGGCATAAGAAACTGGCTTGCTGGCATTCGCATCAAAGGAGAGTGAGATGAGCAGGAATACGGGTTTGTAAAAGATAACGCTTGTGAAAATGCTGAATTTCGCGTCGTCTTCACAGCGATGCCAGAGTCTGTAGTGTCAGATGATGACCGTACTCAAACATCGGGTTGAGTATTATCTTACTGTTTCTTTACATAAACATTGCTGATACCGTTTAGCTGAAACGACATACATTGCAAGGAGTTTATAAATGAGTATCAATGAGTTAGAGTCTGAGCAAAAAGATTGGGCGTTATCAATGTTGTGCAGATCCGGTGTCTTGTCTCCATGCAGACATCACGAAGGTGTTTATGTAGATGAAGGTATAGATATAGAGTCGGCATACAAATATTCAATGAAGGTTTATAAGTCTAATGAAGACAAATCCCCATTCTGCAATGTGCGAGAAATGACTGATACCGTGCAAAATTATTATCACGAGTACGGTGGAAACGATACTTGCCCTCTCTGTACAAAACATATAGATGATTAAACCAAATATTACATAACAATCCTCGCACTCGCGGGGATTTCTTTTATCTGAACTCGCTACGGCGAGTTTTGTTTTATGGAGATGATAAATGCACTTCCGAGTCACAGGTGAATGGAATGGAGAACCATTCAACAGAGTTATCGAAGCAGAGAACATCAATGACTGCTATGACCACTGGATGCTGTGGGCGCAGATAGCGCATGCAGACGTAACCAATATTCGAATTGAAGAACTGAAAGAACACCAAGCCGCCTGATGGCGGTTTCTTTTTGCCTGGAGAATTAAGATGACCGATACCAGCCTGATTCCTGAGAAAGAAGTGATGAACAAGCTCGGTGTTTCATCACGACAGACAATCTGGAACTATACCAAACGGCACGGATTTCCGAAGCCAGTCAGAACCCACCCAAAATCATACCTTCGTGAAGCTGTTGAGGGGTGGATTCTTAACGGTGGCGTTAATCAGAAATGCTCCTGA